CAATGACTCTTCAACGAGCAACCGATTCAACCGTTTTGCCACCAGAGGGTGACGAGTTCTCTTACGACTTCGACCGCTCCGGCACTGCTTCCACATTGGTAGTTCATTCAGTAAAAGTCAACCGTGGCAAAGACAGCTTTGACACCTTTGACATCGCTGTTATCCTTAAAACATACCAGGGGTAATTGAATGAAAATTGAGCTTTTAAAAGATCACTCCATACTTGGCAACATCGCCGAGGCTGGGACAGTTTTTGACTTGCACAATGGGGTTGCTCAAGACCTTGTTGACAGAGGCATTGCTAAAAAAGTTGAAAAGAAGGCTGCCAAGAAAAAGGCAGACAAGTAACTGGTATCTTTAAACAAGTTTCTAGCCTTGCTCGCCTGTTATAGCGGGCAAGGCTTTTTTGTTAAAATGACACTCACCGAAAAATACCAAAAAGAAAGGCAAAAGCTTGAGCTTAACCGCTCGCTTGATTGGTCAAGTTTTGGTGTTCAGTATATCGTTGCAGGTGAGCGAATCAACCCGTTAACGGTTGGCACATGGTTTGATTTGATGATTGTTAAATCTCCGATCATTACACAAGATGAAATTACCGTAGAAAGCATTGTTGACTATATTTGGCGCAATAGCCCTAGACGCACAACAAACACATTACTAAAAGAGTGGCGTTTGTTCTGGTTGCAGCGCAGGGTTGAAAAAGATTTACGCAAAGAGGAAACTGCACTTTCTTTAATACGGGTTCTGAAAGAACACGTCAAATCGGCGTTTGATGAAGTTCCAGAGAGCAAGGCAATGTTGAAAGATGCACACAGCAACCGTATGCTTGATGTGGCGGGCGAGGTGGCTATGGTTGACGAAATAGCTAACCGATACGCTATGCCGCCCCGTGATGTCCTGGCTATGCCATTGCGACAAGCTTTTTCTTTGCAGCGTGCGATACGGGTTGTCTCAATACCTGATTACCACTTGCTTGAGCCAGCATCTTTACGAGCCATCAAGTCCGAATATCTAAAAGAAATAAACAATCATGTCGAGCGAAATTAAAATGAAAATGTCGCTTGATTCTTCAGGAGTCAAGACGGCGTTAAAAACTATGGGGCAAAAGATAGAGAGCTTTGCCCAGAAAGGTTATGAGCAACTCAACCGGCTAGTTAAGTTGGTTGCCGTTGGCATGGTGGGGGCGTTCACCGTTGCAGCAAGGGAGGCGTTACAATACGCAAAAGAAATGACTAACTTGTCGCAAGTTGCAAATGCCAATTTTGAAGATTTTCAGAAGCTTGCAGCAGCAGCCAAAACCGTAGGCATTGAACACGATAAATTAGCCGATATTTACAAGGACATGAACGACCGAGTTGGCGACTTTCTGGAAACAGGAGGTGGCCCGATGGCTGATTGGTTTGAGAATATAGCCCCGCAAATTGGCATTACCGCCGAGGAGTTCAAAAATTTATCTGGCCCGGAAGCCTTGCAGCTTTACTATGACGGATTAGAAAAAACAAACAAGAGCCAAGAGGAGATGACCTTTTACATGGAAGCCATCGCCAGCGACTCAACATTACTGATTCCGCTACTTGCCAAAGGTGGTTTGAAGTTCAATGAATTAGGAAATGCAGCCGTCGCCAACGGGCAAGTTATGGCCGCAGCAACAGCAAAGAACTTGAAGAAGGCTCAAGACTCTATTGACGCATTCAAAGCCAAAGCAGTAATCAAGGTAGGCGAAATCATTGGGCAACCAGGGCCTGCAATGAAAAAGCTTGGAGCTGAATTTATGGCTTTGATGGCAAAGGTCGGTGGATGGTTAGGCGAGGCGTTTTTGCAGGCCGGGAAATTTCTTAATCAAGTGCTTATCGCCGCCGTTGAGGTGTTTAAGGATCGCATGATTTTAGCGTTTGAATACAACGTTGAGAGCTTCAAGATAGCTTTTGCCCCTGTAATAAACATGATAAACGAAGCGCTTGGTCTTGATTTAAAAATTGATACATCAGATGCAACAGCCAAGCTCATGGAACTTAGCACACAAACGCGAGTTTCATTTGGAGAAGTATTTACCAGAGTGGGGAAAGAATTGGGGGACATCAATGTTGATGTAAGCTCACAAGTCGAATACTGGCGGCAGATTGCACGGGAGCAAGGCAAGATACTGACAACTACGGAAGAAATTAAAGAATTTCAGCGCCAGCAAACAGGACAGGTTAAAGATCAAGCCGGTTTAGAGGAAAAGAAGAAAGAGCTTAAGCAGGCGCAGCTTGAATTGGAGGCCGAGCTTTATTCAAAAAACCACGACATTAAGGCAGAGTTGCAGAATCAAATAAGCGAGCTTGAAAGAATTATTGCCTTAGTCGAACAATATCCCATTAACCTTGATAAAGCAGTGGAGATAGTCAACAGGCAAAATGTTGATTTGCGTGATCAGCAAAAGATTCATGAAGCAATAGAGCAGGCGCGGGCTATTGGAGACGAGAGAGCCATAACATACTGGAACAATATTCTTGGGCTGCAAGACAGGGCACTGGCTCTAATGAAAGAAACTGGTGCTGATTATCAGCACGCATACGATCTGGCATATGAGCAATATGTATTGAAAGAAGGAGACTTGGATTTAAATGGGAAGATTACACTTGAAGAAAAGAAACAGCATGAAAACATTTTAAAAATCATAGCCAAAGCCCAAAAGAAAAAGGAACTATCAGAAAAAGAACACAGCATTTTGGTTCGCAAGCTTTTGCCAAGTTACGAGAAAAACAAAAAGTTGCATGAAGAAATCTATGGGAAGCTTCAATCTCAAGAGGGGATGAAAAAGAAGCTTTTGAAGCATTCAGAGCAACAAGGAATTGAGCTTGGCAAGCAACCCCCGATCATTGACGAAATCAATTACAAGACAGAAAAAACTGCGGACGCAACAGAAAACGTAGTAAATGAAGAAGTTGAAGTTGGCAAACAACTAGACAAATCAAACGCCAAGCGTAGAGAGGCATTAGGATTAGCCAATGCGTTAAAAGCTGCCGGTGGTAACCAGATTATTGATGTTAACGTAAACGCCAAGGTTGGCAGCGAACTTTCTAGCTTTATTGTTCCGCATTTACAAGCACACACAAGGCTACTATCATCAATCGACAACTCTCTTAAATGTTAATATGAGCATACCATACATACAAGCAAGCATGGCCAACGTGCGGGCCGTTGAAGGCACGTTTATCAGCTATCCATTTTTAGAAGATGGCGACACCGACACCAAGGTTTACAACATGACTTGCACACAGCTTGCAACGGATTACAACTCCTCGCAAGTGGCTTTAGATACCCCCATGACTACTGCCGCACAGGCGGGGGTTATAGCTTTGCCATTTTCCAGTGATTCCGGCGCTTATTTTGTCGGTGATACTGGCCACACATCTATCGGCGGTGGAATGCTTTCTTTCACAAGAACTTTTGCAAATATTCCGCAATCAATCACCATACCATCAGGATCAGCATTTGTCAAGTTCCCCGGTATATCTCGCATAGTAACTCCATCTGGATCCTTAAATGCTACAGGGGTTACAATGACCCCTGCTGACCTTGGCATTACCATAACAACTGATGCGGCGCATGGATTGTCAGAGGGAAGCCAAGTTTATCTTTCAATGTCATACAATATCGACCTAGACCCATTTATACATCAAGTGGCTGGTCAGTTTATCGTCATAGAAGCCCCCACTACAACTACTTTTAGGATTGATATTGGTCACTATTGGAAACAACAAGTTACCATCACTGCAAGTAATATATTGTTAAGGCAGGTCGATTTTACGCGTCCCCCTACATCCATCAATATTGCGACACAAACCCGCTATGAATATGTCCTTCCTGGTGTTTCTGCTGGGATTGGCAGTGTCCTTGACGTAGAACTTGCAAAAGCGTTTCAAGGCATCAACATATCAACGGGCGACCCCGTAACATCACTTGACAACTTAACAACCATTCCAAGCGCAGCCAATTACATCACCATGATCAAAAACGGCCACAACATCACAACAGAGGCTTCTTTAACGAAATGGGCGGGCAACATTCTTTTAATTAAAACAAAAACCTGCAAAGCCAGATGATCACCCCAAATGCAAAATGTGTCGTTAACGGGCCAAAGGTTAACGAAGTAATTACTGCATTAAATCCTTTGCTGGATATGAGCATTATCGTTGGTGATGGTGCAGAGCCGCGCATTCAATATGGTGGAGGTGGGGTGCAAATTGTGTTGCCAGCAGCGGGAGAAAACGCCAACGAGCAACTTGACGTTGTGGATTCCAACAATACAGCCTCGACAAGATGGTTTATAACCAGCTCATCACAGGGTGGGTCTAGTGAATCATCATCAACGGGAAGCCCGACCGATCAAAGTTATCCTTCACCGCAAGCAGCA